ATATTGAGTTCCGTACGGATGTTGATACCCGTGGGAACGTTGTCCGCCGCGGTCGTTTCGTTCGCCGACCACGCCGAGTGGGTGGAAGAACAGTTCCTGGCAACGCCCGTTATTACCGTCGCCGTCAGCGCGAACTGTTGGCTGGTCGCCGCGCCGCACAAGCCGCTGAGCGTGGAAGAGATGCAACTCGTCAAACTGCACGAAGAGCAGGTCGCGCCGCTGGTAATCCCCGTCGTGCGGGTGGTGGAAGACCAGCAGCGGCAACCCGTACAGCACCGAGGGTAGGGCGTGTTCGTAGAGCCCTCGCTCGTGTTGCGAGAGGTGCTGCCAACCGCCTTGAGGGACGTCGTACTCGTCGTCGTTAATCAGGAGGTGAACCGTGCTCGTTACGGTTACTGAGTTGCAGAACTACATGGACATTCGGTTTTCAAACCGACAAGAGCAGGCTGCCGAATATGTCTTGGAAGGTCTACAGAGTGAACTTGAATCTTTTCTCAACAGACCCGTAGAGGTTCAGGAATTCACAGACATATATACGATGCCAAATAATCACATGGGTGTTCCGTTAACTTCATTTCTTTATGATTACGATGACGCTGGCGACGATGGGGCGACACGGGAAATAGGAAACCTTGCAGCACCACCACCAACCATTTATCTAGAGCATTCCCCCGTGGTTTCAGTTCAGTCGGTGATAATCAACAGACCAAACGACCCGAGCGTTAACGAAGAGCAAGAAGAGCACCAAGACTATGTCGTCAGGAAATACGGAATTGATTTGTACACCGCTTATGCGAATGACAAAGTCACAATTGAATACACTGCGGGTCTTGACGGTTCGTCAATAAAAGCATTTAAGTTGCTGGTGTTACGAGCGGCAACGCGAGAAATGCAAAATATGCACGACGATGTGGTCGGTATTAAGGATTTAGAGACACGAAATGTTGCCCCTCTTGATACGGGATTTTTGGAGCGTGAACTAATGTCAATTAAAAAGTGGCGGCGAGTTAGGATTTAATCGTGTCTGTCCACATAAAAATTCATGTAAATGCGTCATTGGCAATTATCAAAATGGAGCAGATGATTGAACGCTCTCGTGATTTCAAACCTGTTTTTCGTTGGGCTAAACGAGAACTAGGTTTGATGAATGGAGCAAACTTTGCACAAGGCGGTCTGCCCGTTGGCGGATGGGCTCCACTAGACCCACAGTACGCAGAGTGGAAGTCTAGAAATTTTCCCGGCAGACCAGACATGGTTCTTTCTAAGAAACTTTTTAATTCGTTGCGCAATTTGAATGGACCAGCAAACAGAATAAATGACACGACAGCAGAATTCGGAACCCATGTGGAGTACGCAAAGTTTCATCAGTACGGCACGAACAAGATGCCGAAACGTCAACTTGTTTACGAGCCAGCAGGTTTTGCTAGTCAGTTGGCTTTGATTACGGGCAAGTATGTGGTTGACGGAACTATCGGTGTTGCCAACGGTCAGTTGTTGCCATGAGTTCGTATAACGAGTTGATGCAGGGCGCGCAGTTCGCCAAGTTTTATGTAAATGATTATCTGACTAACGACTTTAGAACTAGAATGACAAGATACAGAACGGGATGGAATCTTGACGACCGAGAACTACCAACACCAGAACTGTTCCTGACATATGAACCTATCGCCCTTGACCACTGGCCGACTCTAATAACTGTAGCCATTTCTACGAATTCTTTTGAGCGGTTGATGCTCGGACCTGAGGGTGACCCGCTATATAGGGTCAATTACAACATGCGAACATATGTGTGGACAAAGACCGAGGGTTCTGAACAGGTTACTTTGATGAGGGACAGACTTACGACCGTTCTTCGCTCTTCATTGCTGGATAGACCATCGCTGAGTAGACACGATTCAACCTTCGGCTGTGATGTCAGGATAGACGAGTCAACACTTTCCGAAGAATTTTCTGATTTAACTCTCATCAAAGGCGAAAGAGTATTGGCTGGAGCGTATTTGGGGTATACTTTGAGCATAAATGAAATAATTTACAGAGAACAAGTTGGCGCGTACGATGGCGTGGAACTTGAAACCGTCAACTTACGGGAGGACGAAGAATGAGAATTGAACTAGATGCTTCATTTGTTGGTGAAGTAGGCATGGTAAAAGTTTGGAACGAAACAAACGGCTTTCTTCAGGTAACCACAGAGGGTCACCTTTTACCGGGTAAAACGACTGCGTGGGTCACACAAAACAGCGCAATCACCGAATTGGCTGATGCAGGACTACTCGTGATTCTGTCCGAGAACGGAAGTCAGCCCACATCCGCAAAAAAAAATGGGAAGAAAGCGAAAGCCGCCGAAGAATCATCCCCGAACATCAAGGAAGAAGACCTTCCTGTTGCCCCAGATGAGACAGTTCCCGAGAGAAGCGATTCTTGATGCGTACTAATTATTCACTGGATTCCAATGAGTTGCGTTTTAAGATAACTAGCCTAATGTATACTCGCAGTACAGCAATTTTCAAAGGTTGCACACAATGACGGAGGGTACCGGATGCCCGGAGTAACGATTTCAACAGCAGTCCGCACAGGTGCGGTGAATACGGGAACAGCGCCAGCGGCGACGTTCTTTGTCGTCGGTCAAACCGAAAGAGGAACTGACCAAGAATCAGTTCTTGTTACCTCTCTTGAGGATTACGAAACCAAGTTCGGTGGTCATGTCGCAGGACATTTCACCTACTACACGCTTCGTACTTTCTTTGAAGAGGGTGGCGTGCGGGCTTATGTTGCAAAGGCAACTGCTTCTGCTGCTGTTCGCGCATCCAAGGCTCTTCTTGCTCCGTCATCTGCCGCGGGTATCACGCTGACTGCTGTCGGAAAAGGTACTTGGGGTAATGATTTGGCTGTTGCGGTCACGAACAACAGCACGAACTTTGATATGTCTGTTTCCTATGACGGTACTGAGATTTTTGCCGCGTCAGGTCTCACGAGTCTTAGTGAAGCGGTAACATCAATCAATTTTTCATCCGCAGCGGAGCCTTACTTTACTGCCGCGCTCACCGCGAGTGCTGACTCAACTGCCTTGCTTGCCACCGCCGCTTCAGCATCATTCGCTTCTGGAACAGATGGAAGCATCGCCAAATCAGATTTTCAGTCTGCCCTGACTAAATTTAATTCAGACCTTGGCTCTGGCTCGGTTGCCATCCCTGGTGTGGCAACTGGTTCAAGTGATGCAACTTTCTATGACGCTATTCGTACCCACGCACACGACAATAATCGCATTGCTTTGCTCTCGTTTTCAAGCAGTGCGACTTTGGCGCAGGCACGCACGGCATCAACAAACTACACGGGTACCGAATACCACGAATATGTGGCGTTCTATCATCCATACATTGAGATTCCTGTCGGTGCGGTTACCGTCAGCATTCCGCCAGACGGTTTTGTTGCCGCTGTTCGCTCCCGAACCCACAATGATGCTGGTCCTTGGAAGGCTTACGCAGGTGTGGCGTCCGAGGCTCGCTTCGTTTCCGGCTTGAGTCTGTCTGTCAGCAGAAGCGACGCAGACGCGATGGAGGCGGACAGGGTCAACCCGTTGCGCCTCGCAAATGGTCGTGTCCGAGTGTACGGTGCGCGTTCGCACTCAACGATTACAGCACAGTGGCGTTTCATCAACGCACGAGATGTCATCAACTACATCATTGTTGAGGCAGAGAAAGAACTTGACGAGTTGGTGTTCTCCACCATTGACGGTCGCTCTGTGGTTTTTGCAAATATCATCAACGCCCTACAAGGTGTTCTTGAGCCCGTAAGAATCGCTGGCGGTTTCTACGAGGGGTTTGATACCCTCGGTAAAAGGATTGACTACGGTTACACAATCAAGTGTGATGCGTCAATCAATCCAGCGGCTCAACTTGAGACGGGTCTGGTCAAGGCTCGTGTCGGTGTTCGCGTATCAAGCATCGGCGACAAAATCAATGTTGACATCATTAAGTCAAACTTGACAACGGCACTGGAATAACGGAGGAATAGATGGCTCGTCCAACACTTTTCAAGAACCTCGCTACACAGCGTCAGATTGTTGCGAAGATTAAGCCTCTTGCAGGCGCAAGTCTTCCGACTTTCCCCGACTACTTTACGCAGGTTAGCGGTGGCGAAATCACCGCAGCAGTGGAGAAGGTGTATCACGGTGGAGACCTGTTCCCTGAGACTCTGTGCGCTCCAGCAGAAATCGGCGACATCACCGTAACTGGTTATGTTTCGCAGGACAAAGCATTTTTGCAGAAAATTCAGGATTTGCGTCAACTTGTTGGTCGCGCTAGATACAACATTGATGTCCACGTTTTTGACTGTGATATTGCAGTTCCTGGTGCGGACAGACAGTACACGAGTGCACTGCTAGTGGGTTTGACCGAGCCTGACGGTGATGCGACTTCGGGAACCCCTGCAACGTTCGCAATGACTTTCAGCATCTCCACCGTTTCGGTTGGTTCTGACCCGGCATAATAAATAAAACCTTTACAGGTTTGTTGCATTCAGGTGCTTAATCTCATGCTAGTGTTCGTCCTATGAGCAACATCACCATCAATTCAGACGACGATAACGAAACCAATAACGAAACGGATAACGTCCTTGGACAACTCCGAAAAGTTATTAAAAAGAAGATTGAACGGGAAGATATCTACATCAATGTCCCCGAACGACCGGGTGTTTTGATTTGTATTTCTCCGAACATCTCACAGAATCAGTTGCGTTCATGGCGCAAAAACGCTGGCGAAGACAGCAAGAAGGGTTTGGATACCCTCAAGTTTTCTGCCCAACTTATTGCCGCCACCTGCAAAGGCATCTTGGTTAACGACCAATTCGTTGAGGACGCCCGCGGGGTCAAGTTGACTTTTGCGTCGCCCGAAATCATGGAAATGACAGACACCTCTCGCCCGCATCCAGACTGTGTGACCGCATTTTTTGGTGTTGAACCCCACGTTGAGTCCGCCGCGGTGGCAATCATTGAGGCTGCTGGATATGGGGAAAACGTTGAGTCTTCGTTGGACCCTACGAAGACGCGTTCGTCGAATTAGTCCAAGACGCTCGCGTCATAACCGCGGCAAGGTTAGGTGAGGTTTGGCATACCGACCCGATACGGTTGCTTGATTGTTCGGATGAAGAATGGTTTATCAGGTTGGCGTGTGCTAAAGTTATAGCACAGGATAGAGAAAAACAGGAAGCAGAAGCAAAGCGAAACAGTCGCTGATTCTGCTGGAGCGCTCGTTATCCGTTTAACAACGGAGTAAGGCATGCCAGAGCGTGTAGTAATAAATATTGAAGTCAACTCCGACATAGCGGAGATTGAGGCAACACGCGAGGCTTTGCGTCGTCTTCGTGACGAAGAAGAAAGATTAAACGACGAGCGGGAACGCGGTAGACGGGCAGAACGCGAATCCAGCCGAGAGCGAAACCGAACCAATAACGACAACAACCGCCTCAACAATCTGTTGAATAGACAGAATCGCAACTTGAATCGGTTGAGGGGACGATATGCAGGACTGCTGAAAGAAACCTTTGCTTTCCGTCAAGACATAGGAAAGTTGATTGGCGCCGTCGGTGGTTTTATTAAGTTAATAAACAAGTTGTCGTTAATTGAAATACCTTTGCTTGCCGCTGGTTTGGGGACTATCAGTGCATTGTTTGCTATGGGTCCTGGGTTCATAAAGTTATATAAAGCAGCCATGAGCGGTTTGGCGTATACCGCTGCTGGTCTGGCAGTTGCGGTTACTACGGCAGTTGCGGCACAGCAAGAGTTTGCGTCAGTTCAATTTGCGCCGATGTATACCGAAGGGGCAGCCAATACCGCTGACCGTTTCATTGCTGCGAGTCAGGCGATGGACATGTTCACCTTAAATACGAAACTCGCGGTTGTGGGTGCTGAGTCTTTGCAGAAGTCTTTCGCCACTCTCAGCAAACAGAAAGCGGTTACGGGTAACACCGTAGCCGCGTTTGAGGGATTGATGAATGTCGTTGCTGGCAGTGGTGGGGATATCGGTAAGGGCAGTGAAAAACTTGCCGAATTTTTGGCGAAAGTTCAGAAAGACGGTTTGGGTGGTGCCGGTGACGTTGCCAAAGAATTGGGTCCTGATTTTGAAAAAATTATTAAAGAGGCTAAAGAACTTGGTGTTAAAACATCTGACGAGTTTTTTGCGGCGGCTGCCGAAGGCACACTCGGAAAAACTTTCCAAGAAAAATACGCTGGTCAACTTGATGCGTTGAACAACACGCTCATCGGTCGTTTCAAGCAGGGAATGACGGACGTTAAACGAGTACTCGGAGACTTGGGAACACAGTTCCTCCAACCCGCAGGCGACCTGTTTGACAACATCGTCCGCCAATTGAAAATTACTGTCGTAAGGTTAAGTCCGTTAATATCACAATTCGGAACCGGTTTTTTTGGCGATGTTGAGGAAGCCGTAGCAAAAATTACCGACAAGTTCGTTGTTTTAATGAATCGTTACCTGAATACGACTCCAACATTCTTGCAACAAATGGGCAAAATTGTTGATGCGGTGGGAGGGTTCGGTGACAGACTGCAAGATTGGGCGAGAGGTTTCAAGCCAGCGGGAAAGGCTCTCAACGAGTCGTTCTTTGGTCCGATTTTTGAAGGTTTGAAAGATAAATTTGCTGGTGGTATTGATGTTCTGTCTGATTTGGTTTTGAAAAATAAACCTGCCCTAGAGGAATTTGCGAAAATCATCGTCGATTTGATTGGCGCTATTGGTGATTACGCGAACATGTTGAAGGAAGCATTTTTTGCTGCATTGCCAGCGATTGGGCTGATGCTGAAAATGATGACCAAATTATTGGAGTTGTTCACCAAGTTGATGAAAGGAATGATGGCGTTGTTCGGGAAGATGGGCGGGAAATTAGGTAATGCGATTGGTGCAATAATCGCAATCTATGCGTCCATAACTTTGTTCAGCCGATTCTTTACCACACTTGGAAAGATGTTTGGGAAAGATATGTCGATTCGGGCAAATAATGTTTTTGTGAATGGCGGACCCGTTGGCGGACCGATGGGCGCTGGTGGCGCACCCGTGGGCGGACCGATGTCCTATCAGCAAGCGTCCGCACAGCACATGAGTAGACAGCAGCGAATTCAATCTGCTTTCAGGGGAGCACCAGCAGCAATGGGGCGAGGTTTGGACAAAATGTATGGGG